AGTAAGATGCCGCCCTTTCAGTGCGATACGTACTTTTGGTTTAGGCATAGAATGCCGCTGACGAAAGTCTAAATCTAGCCAAAGTGCTTTCATTCGGATACTTATAGCATTACGGACTTCAGCGGCCATTGTCCCTGATGCTATTCCGCCACGCGCTAGCGACGACATATTGTAGTTCGGATCCTCGTGGTCAAGATAGAACTGTTCGCTAAGGATGCATTCATCCCGAGTTGTGAGTTCCTCAAGAATCTCAAAGACAAAAACCTCTCGACCATATCTATCGAAAGCCCTTTGCAGGTAGCGACTATGGTGATTCCTGGCCTGAAGTAGGACCAAATGACGACGCCATCTGCGCTGCAAGTTCAGAGATCGCCCAATGTAGCAATGACCATTGATGGTATTCCGGATCTGATAGATTCCGGCCGCCAAGTTATTCTCCCTCCGGAAGGTTGCCAATCCAGGGAAACACGTCCTCATCAGGCGTGCTCGGCCAGACGACGGGCGTTATCACCCTGATTGCCCGTCGGCTTCGATAGTATCTGGCCCGCTTGGCAAACATCTCGGCCACCTGGGCCCGATCGTACCGACCGCCGTCGGCAGCAAAGTTGAAATCCGCAGCGACGACGGCGGCCTTCTCATCCCAGATGTCCGCAGCGGCGGGGTTCAGATCGTAGGTAGGAATCCAACTCTCGTTGGCGTCCGGCGTCGGGGGTTCGGTCGAGGTATCCCAGGTGTAGGGCTCCTGAGCGAGCTCGTCCATGAGTGGATACCGCTCGATGTACTCGGTGATCAAGTCGTCGTCATACGTCGTATCATCCGGCTCGTTGACCATCCGACGCAACCTAGCGATCTGTGCCGCCGTTGCAGACATCAGTCACCTCACGGAAGGGCTCGAAAGCTCCTAGACGTGCCGCATGTAGTGGACGAGCACCTTTCCAACCAAGCCCGTAGTGTCGGCAGAGCCGGTCACATTCAGGTACTGCGTAGCACCCCAGACGATGTGCTCGGCCTTCGCAGCGGGGTTCAGCCCGTTGTAGCACTTGCCAGTGGCAGCATCGACGGTCAGGGCGCTGACGAGATCTGAAGCGTCAGTGGTTGCGGCTGCGCCGATACCCACATTCAGGTTGGCAGCAGAGTCAGGCTGGGTTTCTACAGCCACCACGACCTTCGTGATGACGACGGCTTTACCCTCGGGATTGAGAACAGAGCCAACCGCCCCGCCGGCAGTAGAGACAACGCCGACCATGTCAAGTACAAAAGAACCACCCTCGAAAGGCATGATAAACCTCCCAGTGTCTGGGGGCCGGCGGCACCGGCCCCATCAGTTGTGCGAACAAGCAGCCTCAGTCGATGACAGTAGACATCAGACCACCCTTGTAGGCGGTGGCGTAGTCGGCTGCCAAGATGTCAACCTTGTCGTCTGCGATTGTGGTGACCCCTGCAAAAGAGTTATGCCCTCTCAGCAAGATCTGGTGAGGAACAGCGCAGTTGTCGTCGATAGCCTGCGCCAGAGCCACACCCAGGAGATTGTGGAACAGGCAGTCCTCGAACTGCTGGCTCCAGCCCTCGTTGTCGATGTCAGACTGCACGTAAACCAAGACGTGCGTGGCGGCCCCGCCCCCCCAGCTCTTGAACTCGCATTTGACGAACTTGTTGCGCTGGTTGTCTCCGGCGCCTTTGTGCATCCACAGCCCGTAGGAAGCCCCCGTGCGCACCGCTGTCGTTTGACCGATGCTGCAACGGAGGAACACGTTCTCCCCGCCCGACAACTTGAGCGAGTAGGACGCGGCATCCGTGGGGAAAGGGCACATGAAGAAGACGTTCTCGAAATAGCACCTTTGGCCTGTCATGATTGCGACCCCGGCCGCAGAACCGGACGCCTTCTCATTGCCGAACTGCATGTTCTTGACGATGCAGCCGTTCCCAGAAAACGTGATCACTGGCGTCAGCGCGGTGGCAGTCGCCATAACAACGCGAGATCGTTGACCGACCCCATAGAGGCTGGGTCCGAGACCGACCAGGTGTGTGTAGTCCTTGTCCCAGAGGATGGCCGCTGTTGGATTGTCAGCTGTGGCCCTCGCAAGGAAGAGAACTGTGTCGTGCCGCTCGGCGACGCACTTGTCCTCTGCCTTTATGAGGGTCTTGAGGGGTTTGGTCCACCGATCGCCGAGCGCGGTGTCCACGCCCTCTTCAGGGTCCACGAGAAAGATTCTGGATTCTGGACCTCGCGGGATAGCCAGCGTGGCCAGATACTCGGTGATAACCCGAGGGTACAGGCTCATGGCATTTCCTCCCTCCCACCGTAAGCCCTATGGGCGCAGCCGTGGGATTGTGTGGTTTTGATCTATTCGTTTGTGTCGCCTCGTCTATGCGGCCGGCAGCAGCACCGAGAACGGCCACCGATTGGCCTCGGTCGGCTGGATCTTCCTGATCGGGTTCGGGACTTGCCAGGCGAGTCGCATCACACACCGAAGCGCAACCATGTCCTGCTGCGCCAAGTTGAAGGTGATGTTGCCGGCCTCGTCCTGAATCACGGCCTGGTCCAGCACCTTGTAGGTGATATCCTGCCGCATACAGTAGATCAGCTGGTTCCAGTCTCCAGTGATCAGCAGGGCTTGGGTCGCATCCCAACTGTCGTTGAGAGGGAACTCGATCGGGGCACCGTCCAGGTCATAGCCAGTCCGAGCGGACATATCCTGCACGAAGATCGGATTGCCGTTCGCATCACGGAGGCCCCGGAGCCTTCCCCTCAGCGAGATAGCAGCCACATGACCAGTCGCCATATAGCCGTCTGCCTCAATCTTGGCGATGACCCCATTCTCGTTCATCAGGTCATCGTAGAGATCAGCTCCGGTGCCATCGGTGACTGTGTGTGCTGGCGTTGCAGCGGCAGCTAACGGCAACAGGCCGAGCGGCCAGGCCGCTGGTGCGTTCGTGCCCCAAAAGACCGCAGCATCGAACACGCGGCCGAACTCTTCTATGATAGGCGGACGGATCTGACCCCAGATGTCATAGTCCACATCGTCCAGAACGTCCTCGGGGATCGGGATGATGCACGCGATCTCCTCAGCGTTCAGGTACTTGTTGCCCCAGAGAAGCTCGGTCGTCCTCTTGAGTCCCCCAGCGCCGACGGCGCTACGAGATACAAAGTACGCCGTTGGCAAGGACGACAGGACAGGCATCCGACGCTGAGCTCGGGGCATGTCGGGCACCCGACGACCGAGCTTCATCACGGTGCTCATCTCTGACACGCCCTTGATGATTTCCGGAGACACATCTTCCGGAATGAGTGCCGCAGCATCATTCCGGCTGATCACATGATCGAAATTAGCCACGATTCACCTCCCTATGTGACCCTCCCTGCTGCCGCACGGATAAAGGCGTTCATACCAGTCCCCTTCACGCCTCCCGTCTGACCTACACCGGCTCCAGCGTTCGCTGGCGCCAGCTTCGGCTTGGCGAACAGTACAGGGTGCTTCCTTTTCAGCTCGTCCCAGTCCACATTGCCCCTGGCGTCGAAGAGGGCATCCCCCAGCGCCGCGAGGTAGGCCAACCCTACATCTGAGCAGCCCATCTCGGGCTTACCCGCGTCCTCGTAGAACTGGGCCCTCTTTTCCGCGACCTCCAACTTGCTGGTCATGTCCTCAAGCGCCTTCCGCGCATCAGACCCCTTGTCCAGCTTGCCAGTTGCATCCCGCAACTGGTTTGCCAGAGTCTTGCGCTGGTCCTTCTCGGAGGTCAGCGCCGATCTGAGACCTGCAATGTGGGTATCCATGAGGGCTTTCGGGCCAGCCTCGAGCGCTGCGTACCAGGTGTCATAGGTAGGAGCCGGCGTCCCGCCGGCGTCCCCGCCACCATCCCCGGCGTCGCCAGCGTCGCCACCAGCGCCTCCAGTCCCACCCCCGCCACCATCTCCGCCACCTCCGCCAGTATCGCCTTCAGGGGCGAAGCACCGAAAGTGTAACCAAGGATACTGCCAGCTAAGCACCTTTCACCTCCGCATCTCGCGCGAGTCGGGCATCCCGCCCTGCAAACAAAAAAAGCCCCACCTCATCAGCCGAGCTCTTGCCCAACTGACGGATGGGGCCAAACGCCTGTGTCGCGTCCAACCGTATTCGGTTGTGGTGCTAGCTATCGCTTGCCGTACCGCCTCTCAATCCAGCGGACTATCATCAGCAACGCATCGCGGAGGACCATCATGAAGTCGTGGAGCGATGGCTCTGTGGTCTCGGGAGCGCTCTGAACTCCACCTTCTAGCCCCATTATACACTACCTGACGGCAGAATGCAACTGGTTATGGTCACTGTCGCCTCGCCCGTTCACGGTTCGTACCTTGCCCAAAGGTAGACACCGCTGTAGCGTCGGGCCACTCGCTGCATGGAGGACCGGGCCGCTTTCTCGGATGAGGCGTCAAGCTCGGGGCGGATCCCCTCCATGATTGCATGGGCACCCTCGACGGCCCGCTCCATAGTGACGATGTCACCATTCTCCCAAATGAACTCGCCGACGATTTGCGTCTCGGCGTTCCTGTCCCGCTTGAGAATCAATAGTTTCATGGGATAAACATCACGTGCGCATAGTCCATTTCTTTCTTGAGTGCCTGGATGCGCTTATACACTTGTTCAGCATCTCCTTCCTTGAAACATGTGTGCATAATGTTGTCGATGTCTGCGAGCGGCACCTGGCTCCATTGTGCCAAGGTCTCGGTCATCTCTCGGATCTGTGCGGGCGGCACCTTGTTCCAGCCTGCATGGCCGGCCTGAAGCTCCGTAAAGAACCACTCGTCACGCTCCGCAAAAATGCCCTGCGCTTGGACCTGCTCCAAGGTGCGCTGGGTTGGGAGCAGCGCAAGTTCTCGAGAGCGGAAACTGATGCCGTGGTCTATTGCCCAGAGCTT